ACTTGTAATCCGTCCTTGAAGTAGGTGGGTGAACATTTTCTCACAGTGACCATCGCCATTCGATCATCTGTTTGTTGAAGCTTGTTGTCATAAAGGATCTCTTCTGCTTCAATGAATGAGACCGTGGGGAAATCCTTTGCTCTTCTCCTCATCAAGTAGTCGATGATATCTGTATTGCTCAATACAGGTCCGTATGTTTCTGCTCTAGGAGCTGATGCCACTCTGATGTTGTGAATAGTCCTTCTCACCAAAGAGAACCTCAAACGATCCAATCTACCAACATTGCTCAAAAGCCCGGAGCTGGTCTCTATTTTGTTGGTCAGGAGATCCAAGAAATGGACAGCGGAATTTTCATAATAAAATTGCGCTATCCTCGAATGGAAATTGGTCTTGAAAATGGCTACAATTTCCTTTGCAATTGGAGTGGCATTCTTGTTCTGCTCAAGTAAGGCCAAGACATTCTTGTTCTTTGTCCTCTTTTCCACCATTGATTTGATAGAGGATGTCACACTCGAGTTAGCAGCAGTAATTGTCCTTTCTGATGGCCATTTGCTGGTCAATATCTGCCATTGATCCTCTTCAGTTCGGGGCGGGCTTGAATTTGTCAGAGTATTTGTTAGGTAATTCAAGAAGTATTTCTTGTCAGTGCTATACTTGACAATCCATTGATGAAGATAATGAACAGCTTTTGAAAACCCATTGCTATGCCCTGAGAGTATCATGTCAATGTGCAGGATGCCCCCTAGGCCCCCAAGTGCACATGGCGTATATATCCAAAAGAACAAAAGATCCTTGACGAAATCATCATAGATCTGCATATACAGTACCCTATCTGGACCATCTACAAACCTTTCTCGGGCCAACGGGTAACTGAAAAAATCATCAATCCCCATCATGACACTTGAATCAGTGATAGACCTTTTATTTCGATGAAGGTAGGATGTCACATCATTGATTATGGACTGAACGGTACTGTCAGAGTTCGATGATGAGAGGAGGGAAGAATCATCTTTGACATGGTACAACATCTCAGCAAGTCCCGTGGGTAATGACTTAGATGCTAATGATCCTTGTTCCTGTGGCTTGCACAGAATCATTTGAGGCAATCTAGCCAGTAGGATTCCCAACTTGTAATTTTTCAGGTAACAACATGTCTCACTATGACTACTGAATTCAAGTGCTGAGGCTGCAGATGAGCATATACCTGCCACCTCAAGTTCCTCAGACATCAACATTGCATTGTTGGCGCC